GCAAAGATATGAAAAAGATTTGTATTGGAATAGATGTTTCCAAAGAAACATTGGATGTGACAGTAATTCACATTGAGAGTTATGAGTTGATGGAGAAACTGGGGTATAGTAAGTTTGAGAACAGACCTTCTGGTTTTAGGAGTATGACAGCCTGGGTAAGGAAAGTCATTAAGAGCCGTGGTCAGATGGATGAAGCACTGTTTTGCATGGAGACGACGGGCAGTTACGATTTACCCCTGTGTCATTGGCTCCACAAAAATGGACTGAATGTGTGGCGGGAAAGTGCATTGCAAATACATTGCTCCAAGGGCTTCCAACGCGGTAAGAGTGATAAGGAAGACTCTGAAATAATAGCACAGTATGCAGCTAGACATCAGAATCGTTATACGGCTTTTGTCCCAGACGCAGAAGCTATCGCAGACTTAAAGGAACTCATTTGCTATCGTGATAGTTTGGTTGAACGGAGGAAGGAGTGCAAGGTTAGGTTAGCGAATAAGAAAGAGACATTGGTGAACAAGAATAGTAAGGCTTGGAAATGTATAGAACGACTGTCAAAGGCGGAAATCAAGAGGCTCGACAAGGTTATCGGAGAGTGTGACGAAGAGATTAGAAACCTTATGAAAGAAGATGAGCAGATGGAAAAGAACTATCAGCACCTTACTTCTATTGTTGGCATCGGTCTAATTAATGGTGCTGCTCTTATCGCTTACACAGGGAATTTTAAGAAGATTACCACACCTAACAAGATGTCATGCTACTGTGGCTGCTTCACTTTTTATGAAGACTCCGGAACATCAGTACACAGGAAGAGTCCGTATAGAAACGCCTGTTGCAAGATGCTCAAAGGATACTTAAGAATGGCTGCAAAAAGTGCCATGCTTGCCAACACTGAACTTAGAAAGTATAGTGAAAGGCTCAGGGAGAAAGGTAAGCCATATGCTGTGATCCTCAACAATGTAGCAAACAAACTGCTGCATATCATGTTCTCTTTGGTAAAACACGATTATGATTATGAGTATAATCACGAGGTAGTCAGAAGAATGGAGAGAGAAATAGCATAAACTATATGGGTGGAAAATGTAAATAAAAACACATTAACTTAGAAATTACAGTGGAATATAAACTTTTCTTGGAAAATCCTTGGATTTTACCTTAGGAAGCCAACGGGAGGGGAACTCAAACAGTGGTAAAACAGTGTTTGAGTACCAAACGAAATTCAAACCATAAAACTGAAGGTGATGAATAGAGCAATGTCAGTAACCGATATGCTACGTATGAAGAAAGAAACCTATCCATTTGAAGGAGAATGGGCAGATGCCTTCGGAGCACCAGAACGAGGCGGTGTATGGTTCATTTGGGGACGAAGTGGAAGCGGTAAGACCAATTTTACAATGAAACTCTGTAAAGAGTTAGCTAAGTATGGAAGGGTTGCTTATAACTCCTTAGAGGAAGGTTTCTCTCTGACGATGAAGAATGCGCTTATGAAAGCAGGTATGCAGGACGTTGCACGGCGGTTTATCCTTATTAGCGAAAGTATGGAAGACCTTGATGCACGTCTCAAGAAACGCAAAAGCCCAGACATAGTGGTCATTGATAGTTTTCAGTACACACAGATGAGCTTTAAGGAGTATCAGGAGTTTAAGACTCGCCATCGTGATAAGCTGCTCATTTTTATCAGTCAGGCAGACGGCAATAAGCCTTCCGGTCGCACGGCAGTGAGCGTTATGTTTGATGCAGCATTGAAGATATGGGTGGAAGGTTACAGAGCAATCAGTAAGGGACGCTATTTTGGCAACCTTGGCTATTACACGATATGGAAAGAGCGAGCAGATATATACTGGGGCGAAACAAAAGAGTAAAGGTTATGGCAAACAAGCGAGACAACCTGTTGTACAAGCTACGAAAGAAAGGAGTGAGAGTACTTACACGAGAACGCACAATCTTCTTCGCTTTTGACAGAGAGCCGTTCGATGTAGTCCAAGTGAAACGGCTGTGCAGAGAGTATCATTTTAATGTTCAATTAGAGTTACAATAAAACTATGAGCAAGGAGAAACGATTTATTGAGATTAGTCCCGGATTGATGAGTCCAGGTGGTAAGATGACAGACCAAGTCGAGAGTCAAGGGCACATTTGCCCCTACTGTCAAGGGAACGGATACCGTTGGAAGGAAGACGACTGGCAAAAACGATACAAGCAAGAGTGCCCAATATGTAGAGGCAGTGGTAAGCTTGATGCAGTGATTAGAGTTGAGTGGAAGGCTTCAAAATAAACAACTATGGAAAGGTTACTATCACATTCGATAACACCAACCGATAAGCCTGAATGGCTGTTAAAACTGCAAAGAGCTATCAATCAAGGTTACTCTTTGCGAGGAATAGAAAACAGCGAGAAAGGATGGAGGGAGTTAAAAGACTTTGTTGATTGGTTTATCTATAAACTCTATGATCGTAGAGACATAACGGTAAGAAGTAGAATCACGTCCTACCTTATGGTAGAAGATGGTCAGACAGAGTTACACATTAAACGGAATAAAAAGACTATTCAAATATATTATATTCAAAAGCAATAGAAGATATGACTACATTTTTAGACAAAATCAAACGCAGATTGCAAGTATGGCACGAACAGCGTGCTGATCGTATAGAAACTAAACGACAGGCACGGCTTGATGCAGAGGCACGTGAAGCCGTACAAGTAATGGAATTTAATGGTGAGCTATATGTGAGCGTACATGGCATACCATTGTTCGGTGAAAGTGATCTTAGCGATGATCTTACAGAGGCTGTTGCTTCTGGTCGTAAAGCATATAAAGATTGGAAGGAGGAAAAGCTATGGGAGCAGTCGGGAACTATGCAAGGTTTTATACCCTGCTAAAGAAGATGCCTGGTGCAGACAAGGAAACGCTGGTCTATCAGTTTACACAAAACAGAACAGTACACCTTCATCAGATGTTAGATAAAGAGTATGATGCTATGTGTAGACAGATGGAAGATATTACAGGATATGACGAGCGAAGACGTAAGCAGTATGATATCCTACGCAAGGCACGTAGCGGAGTACTTCACCAGTTGCAGATATACGGCATAGATACGACAGACTGGAACCGTGTGGATGCCTTTTGTAAAGACCCACGAATAGCAGGTAAATCTTTTAGAGCATTGAATGTGGATGATCTCAATGCTTTAAATACAAAAATAAGAATGATCATCCGAAAACAAAAAACAGAATAATATGGTAAACATTAAGAATCTAAGTAAGGAAGAGCGTGCGAAGCTACTTGCTGAGTTACAGAACGAAGAAAAGCAGAGTCGCATTGAACGCCGTGAGACCTATGAGGGGCTACGTGCTGAGATGATGCACGATGTGTGGCAACGCTTAACACGTATCGTGACTGACGTGCGTGGCTTCCACGACTGGTTACAGGGTGAAGTTGAGAGCTTCGTAAGTGTGATGCGTGATTATGGTCAGGTTCGTAAGAACAACCAACGAAGCTACACGATTACTGACGGCGATTTCCGTCTTGAAATCTCAAGTAATAAGGTGAAAGGCTTCGACGAGCGTGCAGACCTTGCAGCAGAGCGTCTAATCGACTACCTCAAGCGTTATATGAAGCAAAGCGAGAAAGGTTCGGACGACCCAATGTATCAGATGGCAATGACACTGCTTGAGCGCAATAAGGCTGGTGACCTCGACTACAAGAGTATCTCTAAGCTGTACGAATTGGAGGATAAGTTCGATAGTGAGTATTCAGAGATTATGACACTTTTCAAGGAGGCAAATGTAGTCCAGAAGAACGCTATCAACTACTACTTCTATCAGAAGAATCCAAAGACCAATGTTTGGGAACGTGTAGAACCAAGCTTCTGTAGGTTATAAGATAAAATCATTAACTAACTCCTGTTTAAGAATAAAACCGTCCATTAGTGTGTACGAACACACATTTGGGCGGTTTTTATTTGTAATAAGCAGATAAAAAGGTGTAAAGACTTGCAAATAAGATGATTATTTGTTAATTTTGCAGATATGAGTAAAGGAAGAGATAGTAAACTGATAGAAGCACGCAACAGAAGGTTATTTGAGCGTTACTTCTACTGGACAGAGGAACGACGCCTCCGTTTCGATGACACTATCCGCATACTTTCCAATGAAGAGTTTTATCTGTCTGAAAGCCGTGTACTACATATCATTCGTGATATGATTAAACGTGGTGAGACGGTAGATGGAAAACAGATGAAAGCACCGCTCTTTACAGGCTTTCGTGTTACACCTTCACGCCCATCTTCACGCGTAAAGAAGGTTTCTGAACCGTCCTTGTTTCCTTAACCATTTCTGACACTGTACACTCGTACATCATTTCATACACTTTTATTCCGTGCTTCCAAGTAAAGAACTTGGAAGACTTGCGTATCAAAGGAGCATCAGTGCCAAGACAGGTTCCCTGTAGTAGCTGGTGCAACTGGTGTCGCATTTCATTACGCTCTCTGACAGCCTGTGTGGTTCCACTCGTTGCGTGAGTGTCATCATAGCAGTCTATGATAAGACGGATGCGAAGCCTACAAGTTCCTTTCTGTGCAAGCTGCCCTATATCGCTCCATTCAGTCTGCGCTTCTTCTATGAGTACTGCAGGGAACGTTAGCGGATACATATCAGTATCCTCGTCCTCTATATTTTCAAGTTGTCCGTAGTCTTCGTCAATTACTGACAGCGACGGCATTTTCTCTTTAAGAAAGTCTATCAGTTGGCAGAGTGTCTGTTCCATATTTATGTTCTACTTACAAGTTCTTTTATTTTCTCTAAGCTCTCATCAAGCATCTTGTTAATCTTTACTGTCAGCTCACGGCTATCACCAATGAACTGACGGCGTGGAATGCGTGCAGTGATATTAAGCTTTGTCTTTTTCGTGAGTGCGAGAGCCTTCCACATCTTAGCTCCAGAAGGTAAGTCTTTTGGAAGTTTCCCTTTACCTTTCACACCTGATAGTGCATACACCTTAGCCCATGCCATACGCCGCATACGCTTTGTAATAGTTGGATGCGTATTGATGGTACCACCTTCATTGTGAACAGCTGCGTAAGGCACAGGATTGGATATTGTAACTTGCCCTGGTGATGTCTCACTCTGTATTGAACGCATAAGATGATTGCGTCGAGAGGTAAGAGGAGAGTATTTTGCATCCGTCGTATTACCGTCCTGTCGCTTCGTACGTTTCCATTGGTGAACTCCTCCATCCGTGAAGCCACCATCTCGGAAGTTCTGCTTGAAGTGGTTTGCAGCCACGACACCAACCTTTTGAGGAAGTCTATCCGTCACCTCCTTTTGTATCTCATCTTTGACACGTGAGATACGCCTTTCTATTTCTTTTGCATCCATTTCTTCACTTTTTTGTCGAAAATGTTTGTTGTATCAGAATAAATCATTATTTTTGTAGCAGATATAAGAGGATTTCTCAAATACCGCGTCGGATTGCAGTTCCGAAGGGAAGGGTTTGAGAGATCCTTTTACTTTTTTATCATCTCTTTAAGTTTACTACTATCTGAGATGCTATACAAGACATACTCATCCCAACGTGTTTGATGAACAATGATCCAGCTTGCATCATTTGATACTTCTGTTTTAAAGATATACCCCATTACTACTCCATTATGTTTCTTGTGGTCGTCTATAGGTCCCAAGTACTGAGCATTAGCAAATACATCTTTTATAGAAAGAAGTAGTTCATTCTTCTCTCTAAAGTGCTCATGTGGCTGATTTAACCATTCTTTTATTCCACGCATCGTTATATGTACATCATGTGGAAATTTAGGATTATGTAGCACCTCATCTTTAAGATTAGAAACCTCATGCTTTATTTCTTTTGCTCTTGTTCTGAGCTCAGAGCGAATTGTCTTTTCTCTATCTATACATACATCTATATAAGGACAATTATAACAATCCTTTTTCCTATTCATGAAGAGTGTCATAATCCGCCCTTTAACACCAGGTTTATAAAAAGAACATTGACTACACTTATCAGGGAAATACGGATGAGTGTCGTTGAATATATGCCCATCTTTACCCGGGTTGTTTTCAAGTCCTTTTTGTGGCAGAGGAGCATCCATATCTGCAGGACGATTTACAGGGTCATCAGTAGCTTCAAGTGAGCACTTACAGTTCCATCGGTCGCCAGGGTGATGATTGTTCCAGAAAGGATCATCAATAGGCAGAGTAAGCTTCGCCGTCCAATATTCACGATGACTCCCTTCAGGACTTGGTGAAGTCGTCGGCATCCATCGTAGGTTAGGCAGGATATCCTTGTTACGTTCAAACTCACGCCAGTCTGCAGCGTTGTGCGCACGGATAACAGCAGTGTCATACTCTGTACGAAGCCACGCACCGACGTGATGCGAGGTGATTCCCTTTACATCATCTACCCATTGACGGAAGTCTTTCAGTTTACCATCACTGTCCAGCAGGTTCTTCGCAATCTCTCCAGCCAACGAATGTACTTTGAACGCAGCAAAGACCTCATTAGAATGGCGCAGAGCACGATAAAACTCCTCATCATGTGTACTTGCAGCACTGCTCTGTGAGAGTCCCTCCACAGTCGCCTCGTTGATAACTTTAGCGACAGCCGACCATAATCCAGGATCAATGCCTTCAGCTAATTCAGGCTTGTTATGGATTCTCTGTAGAAAAGCCTGCACAACATTAAATGAGATAGCTGGGCTTTCGTTGTGGAAATGACTATGACCAGAGCAAGAGCAATGCTCACCATAATAGAGCGTATCAATCAGAAGTGCGCCCCTTTGTCGTGTTGTGGGGCGAGTCCGAAAAAACTTTTCAAATGCTGTTTGAACGCTGTTTTATCAGTGTTTTTGTCTTGCTTCTTTTTGTCATCATCATTAACCTGCAAGTCAAGTCGCTCTCTGAATGCAGCCTTTGCAGCTTCTTTCTCCTCCTTCAGCTGTTTGTAGTTATCAGGCTTAGCAACGCAGAAAGTTTCATAGAGATAGTCGTCATCAATCGGAAGACCCATTGACGATAGCTTTTGAACGATGTCTATCTGCTGAGCTGGGTTAATCTTGTCTTTCTTCGCATAGACAAATTCACCACCTTCCACATTGAAGCCAAGTGAGGCGAAAATAGGTCGCATATCATAATTGAGAATATCAAGAATGAAATCACGATCATCAGAGTTCATCTCGTCCTCTTCCTCCTTGTGCACAGAACCGAGAGCCTGCGTACCAGTTGACTTAGCGTCTGTGGTGAGCGTGTTTCCCAGCACACGTATAGACATCTTTGAGTCCCAGTACTCAGCAAAAGCTCTATAAAGCTCGCTGGAACCAGTTTTGTTGCCAGCCTCTACAAGTTTCAGTTCGCTTTCTTTTGGATGGATGTATGCTGCGTTCGCACCCTGTCGGCGTGCATCAGCGATGACACGACGGCGTGCGTCCTCGTCTCCAGCATCGTAAGTGTACTCACGAATTGGCATACCAAAGATGTTACAGAACTGTGCCCAGTCTGACATATCACCACGCTTATAGAGTACAGCAGGCAGAAGTTCTGCATAAATACCAAGGTCACGTTCGCTCCCAACGAAAAGCATATCAGGGAAGTCATCAATAGGCACGCCATCCATTGAACCTTGATACTTGAGCAGCTTACGATGTATAGGGTCATAGTGCTTGCGATTGATAAGGTCATAACGGATATTACCTTCCTCATTGAGATAGAACTGTACGAGTGTGAAGCCCCAGAACTCTGACATTACAAGGTCTTTCCTCAGCTGTTTGAACCAGGGTGATTTTATCTGATTGTTGATTGCATCATCAGGTACACCATTCCGTCTAAACTCAATAGGAATCTTCGTTACGCCTCGCATACGTTTTGCAATGACTCCAGACAGGTGAAGGTCAAGAGAAGCACTGTCATACATATCGTACAAGCGTGCCCTATTGGAGAAATCTATTCCCCTTGCAGCCTTAACAGATTGCATATACGCATTCATGTCAAACATGAATATATCAGGCATCTGCAGAACGATGTCTGGCTGTCTCATTCCTTGAGGAACGAGCATTCCACCTTGTATTATTTTGCCTTGCTTAGGGCTGTTTTTCTTTTTTCTGTTCATAGCAATGTTGGTCTTAAGCCGTCAGCTTGTATCTGCCAACGACTATTGTTCTTAAGTTCATCTTCAGGCATCAATGGAGCACCGTCAATCGTTACGTCTCCTCCCATTACACCTTTCAGCCATTCTATAGCACGCTCATATCTATCCTGGCGTATCTTCGCAATCTTATAAGGGTTGTGCTGTGTGAAGATATGATAGATAGCGATGTCAAGCGCAAACATAAGAATGAGTGGGTGTCTATCTTCCCCTCTTGCGGAAAAGATGGCGTTACAATCATAAATCTTGTTCAGATACCCCCTCATCTCACTTACCGCTCTATCCTCACATATCTCAACTATCTGAGGATCATAAGTTGGACTTTCTTTACGCAGCAGCGCATCAAGTATCTCGCGGTGAATACTTGCATCGTAGTCTTCTATATTGATAAAGTTATTCATAATCACATCTTATAAGGATTTTGCTCATCCATTGTATGAAAACTGATAGTTATAGTGGGTTCAACCTCTGCCATCTTCTCATCTAACATTGTGATTCCACCTTCAAGAGAGTCAGGTCCATCAGCAGGGTATGGTAAGTTAAGTTCAAAGAGTTTGCACTGGTTGATAAGCTCCTGCATCATAGGGTTGTCTTTTTCCTCTTCATTGAATACCCATTGACAATTTCGGTCAATCGGTTCAAGGTTGGCTTCGATACGTGTTGCCTTATCAGCTTTCTTTCGTCCATCACTACGTATAAAAAGAGTTGTTTTTCGTCGCTGCTGCTCCTCACGTAGTAGTGGCTTGAACACCTGTTCGTAGAAAGGATCTTGTAGTTTATTGTTCTCTATATACCAATAAACCGTAGCCTTGCCTCCTACATACTTGGCAAGCTCAAAGTACCAGTCAATGAAATTTGCATTTGTCTCGTGAGCCAAAAAACCTTTTATAATGTAGTAGACACCTTTGTACTTGCCAATTAGCCAAAGAGACTTGGTTGACGACGCTTTCTTTTTGCTGTCAGAATAAGCAGGGTCTCCATATCCAATAAGGAACTTAAATTTAGACAAAGCAGGGACTTTCCCAAAAGGAAGATTACGGAAGATCTTACCTTCTGAAACAGGATTGTTGAAGTACTCTGCTTGTACGGCTCTTGCAGATATTCCTGCGAGAACAGTATCAATCTGCTCTTCTGTGTTCTTGACAGGCCAAGTAGACTTTCCGTTCTTGTCACGTATGTTTACAATGTCCCAGTTCTTTGCTATTGCACCAGCACGTGCAATACAGCAGTCTTTTGCAATGATATTACCACACCAAAGTATCAGAGTCGGCTCAGAGATAGAACGTGTTGGATAGAGTGCACCTTCAAACCAATCCCACTTCTTTTTAAGAGTTTCAGGGTTACGACAATCCTCATCAGTATCATAGTCATCAAGATAGATGACATCAGGGCGAACAGCTTCGTTTCTTGCACCACGTGGAGCACTACCAGCACCAAGTGCAACGAACTTAGCACCACAGCGACATGTGAAGTCTGTTTCCGTCCATTGTCCCACAAGCTGTTGAATACCATAAAATTGCTTAATACGTGGGTTGTTCTCAAAATTAAGTCTGAAAGGTGTAAGTAAAAGTGTTGCTGACTTTATAGTTGCAGATGCTAATACAATGAACTTCTTACGCCCAGTGAGTGCAAGATACATCAAGACAAACATAGAAACAGTGGACTTTGCCAGCTCACGACTCCACGAGAGTACTTCGTACAACTCATCGTGTTCAATAATACGACGGATAGCACGCACGTGAAAAGGTGCAAATTCATATTTAGCATACTTGGGAAAGAAATACTGAATCCATTTAATAGGGTCTTGTTCCAGTTCCTTTCGTCTGCGTTCAATATCACGTCTTGACAGCCCATTCTCAACAGGCATATCAGAGGTGAATGATTTATGGAACTCTTCCCAGTTCCTTAATGCAAGTCTTTCTTCCTGTGTCATTTCGCCTTTGCCATTTGATCCTTGATGAACGCATCAAAGAGGTTGTTAAACTGCTTAGCTGCATCAATATCAAGAGGACGTAACCAAGACAGAAAGCGCATAGCGACACTGATGCAGTCTGCAACACCAACATCACTTTCTAACTTTTTGACAGCACCAGCGAGCTTAGCAAGAGCATCGGCCTCCTGTGCTGTGGCAAACCTCTTACCTTCTTCACGATTTTGAATATTGTTGTTGATTTCAATAATCTGTCTCTGGAACTGTGCTATAATCTGGTCAGGTGTAATCGTAAATGAAGCTTTTAACTCCTCCCAACCTCCTTCACGCACCCAGCGAGAGACAGTTTGCCTTGTAGTTCCTACTTTTGCAGCTATCTCCTCTTGTGTGCAACTTCCCTCCATGTAGAGAGACTTTGCAATACCTTTTTTGTCTATATTCGTCTTTGTCATATTGTCTAAATCTTTTGCAAATATCTTATATTTTATGGACTTTTTGAAATCCATTATTTATAACAGCACTGTCTGTTTGCACCATAAAATCAGCTGTTTGCGCTATGAATTTACGATTTTGTCACTCCCAGAAAAAACATGATATTTGCATCAAAAATTGAAATAATGAGTTCAAACTTTTTCAACATTATACCTGGTAATGGAACCGTAGCTATCCTCTTATATGGAGAGGTCGGTAATGGTCAGCCTGTGGACAGTGGACGAGTAGTCAGTGAGCTACTTGCCTTGCAAAGTCAGTATGACAAGATTGATGTACGCATCAATAGCAATGGTGGTGATGTTTTTAGCGGAATAGCCATTTACAATGCTCTTCGCACATCCACGGCAGACATTAATATATATGTTGATGGTGTTGCTGCCAGTATTGCTGCTATTATTGCTCTCTGTGGCAAGCCACTCTATATGAGTCCGTACGCTAAGCTCATGCTTCATAGCGTAAGTGGAGGTACGTGTGGCAATGCTTCAGATCTGCGTAGAATGGCTACTGTAATGGAGGAACTGGAACGTAACCTTGCAGGTATGATTGCTGCACGCTGTGGAATGAGCACAGAAGATGTGTTAGCAAAGTTTTTTGACGAGGTTGACCACTGGATAAGTGCACAAGAAGCAGTTGAGATTAAACTTGCAGATGGAGTGTACGATATGCAGGATGATGGTGAACCAGCACCTAAAACTCATGAAGAGATATATCAATATTTCAATAACAGGTTGACTAATCAACCAAAAAACTATCAAAACATGGCATTAATAGACCAATTAAAGAGCATCCCATCATTTAGCAATATCAATGATGAGGCTGCATTTGTGAACAAAGTCAGAGAGTTGGCAAACAAGGCAACCAAGGTAGATGCTCTTGAAACAGCCAATGCTGAGTACAAACAGCAACTTCAGTTATCTGAAGCAAAGGAACAGGAGGCTATCATTAATCAGGCGATTAGCGAAGGTCGTATTACCGCAGAACAGAAGGCACACTATGTTAAGCTTATGGCTGCAGACCGTACTACTACAGAAGAACTCTTGAGCAGCATCAAGCAGATGCCTAAGCCTCGTGCTGCTTCGTACATCAATCCAGATGGTACTGGTAGCGACAGTTTCACCAATAAGACTTGGGACGAACTTGACAAGGCTGGACGTCTTGGCGACTTGAAGAGTCAGAATAAGGACCTTTTTGCAGCCAAGTTCAAGGAGAAGTTCGGTGTAGACTATCGCGAGTAAGAAATACAATACAAATTTAAAAGATAAGAAACTATGGCATTAAACAAAGAAATCTGGCAGTCAGACATTGTTGAGAACTTCTATCCTGACAATTCATTTGCTTCTAAGAGTGTTGACGACTCTGTGTTTGTTGAGAATCGCAAGGTACACATTCCTAACGCTGGTGCTCCTTCAAACGTAGAGAGAAACCGCACACAGAAGCCAGCCACAACAAAACAGCGCACTGACAACGATCTTGAGTACGATATGGACGAGTTGACAAGTAAACAAGTTATCACTACAATTAACTTATTCACTTGTTTACTTATCAACCATAAGTGACCCACTTACGACTGAAAAGTGATAAGTTTACGCACTGAAAACGATAGAGTAATAGTTTGAAAGATACAGACTCACATATAGACACATATAAAATAGATAATAAAAAACGAATGATAGAATAAAAGAAGAAAAGCAAGTTTAGTTGCAAATCCCAAGTAATAGTAGAAGAGTTAAGGAACTAATTATACTGACAATATTATAAATCAAACATATATGAACAAAGAACGACTCAACCACAACTATCGTACAGTCCCTCCTAAAGAGGAACCTAAGGGGGCTTTCCGACTCCGTGCTTATGGGCGCACTGAGCTGGCTATGGCTTATAATCCGCATCTCTCGCCAGGTGCAGCGTGGCAGAAGCTCAGCTTGTGGATAAACCTCTATCCCGGCTTGTCCGAACAGCTTTCTGCAATCGGCTACACACCCCACCAGCGTGTCTTCACCCCACGACAAGTGGCGATGATTGTCGAGGCGTTGGGAGAACCATGAGAACTTTTGAAGACAATATTTTGGAGTATCTAAAAATAGTACTACCTTTGCGCCAGAAAACAGATGCACATTAGACTGCACCTTTACCAAAAGAACAAAAGAGGGCTTGCCTACGGGCGGTCCCTCGTTTTTGTTTTATAATACTATGTCTGAAAGCATAAAAAGTTGTATCTTTGCAAACAGAACACAAAAGAATAAAGCTATTACTTAATTTAAAATAAACAGCATAAGAAGAAATGTGATTAAGCAAGTTGGAACCACCTTTCACCATTCCGAACAAAGAAGTGAAACAGTTTGCGCTTATGGTACTTCATCTGTGAGGGAGAGTAAAGTTTCGCACCTTATGCAACCCCTTCTCTTCAATGTCGAAGAAAGGTAAATAATATAAAAAAAGATGTAGAATCATTTATTAAGAAAGGTGATGACGCTAATAGCAGCAATTATTGGGTGTTTTGTAACACTCTGTGCATTTGGTTCCAACCCATGTTTATTAGTGAGCCTTAAATTTTTAGGAAGTTGGATTGGTTTGACTAGTACAGCTAGTGATGTAATAAGTTCCTTAATTCAATAGGAATAACTCTCAAAGGTGTTGAAATTATTTCGACACCTTTTCGTATTATCGTGTCAGCAAGAAGAGTAAAAATAGTATCTTCCACGAATAGAACACACGCCTCGCTTAATGGCGATAATGGTTGAGTCATAGGACAAGTTCAGGATGAATAAGTGAGAGAAAAAGGTAATCCATAGATTTGTCATAACCAATTCAATATTTAAAACTTCAATGGAAAAATTTACGAGTATGAAATAAAATTGTTAAATTTGCCCTAAAAAAGAAACGTATGACAAAGCAACTTCCCTCTTTATTTGGGCAGAAACATTCCAGCCGTGATTACACGCAGAAGCGGAGTTGGGGAAAAATATGTTTAATAGTTCGTTCCCTGCCTCTCTCATAGCCTATATGTATTCTCAGAATATTATGCCCGTCTATCTGAATATAGATCGCAACTGCAATGTAAAACATGGATATATAGCAGCTGATAAGCTCTTTTGCATAGATCCACTTTCGGACAGTGCTTATTATAATTATGAAGCTGAGTTTCCTTTTTATTCAACACTCTATACGGGACCGCGTGAGAAAATGGATCTCGTGATGATGAACAATGCTTCCAAAGAAGTTCTTTCAGGATTTGAAGTTAAGCTCACAGCTATGCCCGACAATACTACTGCGGGGAAAGGAGAAGAGGATTATAGTTGCGAGATTGTAGTACGTCCACCGACAATTTGGAACATCGCTTGTAGTATCTGTTCTGCCTATGACACAGTTAACAAGAGAGAAAAACTTCGTAAGTTCCTCAATCGTGTTCCTATGATTAATAATTGGGCAGAGGCAGATGAGGTGCTACCACATTTCGAGGATATTAAGCAAAGTATTCTTGATATTTGTTCTGACCTGTCAAGCAAACAGAAGCCGCTTGTCATTCAGCCTATATGGAAGACGGATGGCAAGAAGATGCGGCTAAAAGATGATTGTATGGATGTATTCGTGTGGTCGAATCTTGCTGTAATTCAGATGTGCATTAAGGATGAGCCTATTACGAAGATTGATCGTTTCGATCGTACTATTGTATGGATATTCCGCATGTTATTAGAATATGTTACTCATGGTCGGTTTGACTATAGACGTATTGTTCGCTTACAATCCTATCGACTTGCCAACGACAAAGCCTTCTCTATTCCTGGCAACCGTTCCTATCGTTTTTTGAAATCAGAAGAACAACGTCACCCCAGAATACAAAAGAAAGAAATTAAGAATATTATCCTTGGAGGGGGGCAGAACTTATTAAGTCCTGAAAGGAGGTTTGATGCAGTGTTAGTAAACAGTCCTGATTTATTTGAAGAATAACAGATGAGAGTAGTTGATTTATTTTGTGGTTGTGGAGGTCTGAGTCTTGGATTCCAGCAAGCTGGATACGACATTGTTGCAGCCTATGATAATTGGGATGCAGCCACAGATGTCTATCGTCTCAATTTTTCCCATCCTATTCATAAAGCCGACTTAATGGATGTTACCAATGCATCATCGAGCATTGTACAGTATGCACCAGAGATGATTGTAGGTGGTCCACCATGTCAAGACTATAGTTCGGCTGGTGGGCGTAATGAAGATGGTGGACGCGCTATATTGACTGTGCGCTTTGCAGAGATTGTTGCAGGTGTACGACCAGAGTGGTTCGTTATGGAAAACGTCTCCAACATCATGAAGTACAGTAAGGTCTTTGATGCTATGCAAATTTTCCATGAAGCAGGTTATGGATTGTCTTATCAAATACTTAATGCAGCCCTGTGTGGTGTTCCTCAACGACGCAAGCGTTTCTTTATGGTAGGACGGCTCGGAACAGGCGATGGCTTTTTAGATGAATACTTCATACGTCACCTTGCAGACAAGGAAATGACTATGCGTGACTATTTTGGAGACTCACTCGGTATAAACGCTTATTATCGTCATCCTCGCAGCTATGCCCGTCGTGGAGTATTCAGTGTAGATGAGCCGTCACCGACCGTAAGAGGGGTAAATCGTCCAATGCCTTCAGGTTATAAGATTCATCATAACGACCCCGTCAAGACGCTTAATGGGGTCCGCCCACTTACAACAATGGAACGGGCAGAAATACAGACTTTTCCTTCGGATTATCACTGGGCAGGGAATAAGACTTCTATCGAACAGATGGTCGGCAATGCCGTTCCCGTAAGACTGGCTGCTTATGTCGGTAATGCCATCAATGAATATATTATTGAAAATGGGAAAAACGCTGTCAAGCATGAAAGACAAGAGTTACCAATAACAGCACACAGACATGTTGCTGTTTAAGATACACCATATAGCCATAGGAGTCAACCCCTGCAAATAATACCTTTATTTGCGGGGGTTACTTTTTCTATAGCTATTCTATACTCTGCAAAAACATTAGAAGCCTACTATTTTTACAAATACTTTTCTATGCATAATCATTGCCAATTATCAGAAACCCCTTATTACCTTGCCTAATTGCAGACAACCTCCACTCACTCGCACGCCCTTCCTATCTTTGCAACGTGATCACAGAGAAAGCAAAATGTTTAACTAACAAGTAAAGAAAGGAACAACAACTATGATTCGTTACAAGATTTACGAGAACAAGAACAAGAAGAGTGCGGGCTATAAGAAGTTTTATGCACGTGCCGTAAGCGAAGAGACCATCGACCTCCGCCAGCTTGCCGACTACATGGCTACGCACAATGTGCCTTTTTCAAAAGGTTGCATCTATGGTGTATTGCGCGATATGGTGGCTTGCATCAAGGAAATCATTATTGACGGAAAGAACGTCAAGATTGACGACCTCGCTATCTTCTCGGCTGGATTGCGCACACAGGGTGCAGCTTCTGTGGAAGACTTCCTGCCTGCAAAGAACATCAAGAGCGTAAAACTGCGTAGTCGGGCAACGGGAGTACTCCGTACGCCAAAGCTGACTGGCGATGCCAATGTGCGTGAGTTTGCACTCTACACCCTTGCCAAGAAAAAGAAGAAACAGAAGACAGGTGGAGGTGAGCATGTAGGACCTGAACCAGTAGGACCTGTTCCTTCAGGGGAAGGAACTATGTAAAAAAGAATGAGTAGATAAGTTGATGAGTAGGCAGGTTAATGGTCAAACAACTTGTCTACTCTTTTTTTTACTCATCAATCTGTACACCTTTCGTAAGGAGCTTAAAACGAAGTACTGGAGATGGACAGACAAACTGTGACTAATATAAAAATAACAACCAAAAGCATCGAAATAGATGCACAATATTAAACTTAAGCAATATGCAAAGAAACACGAAGGAATGGATACAATACGGCTCAGCCATATTTCTGCTTGCAAGTGGTGTGGCAATGGCTTTTCTGAGTTTCTTCTTTAATGGAGGCGATGTTAAAGACAGCGTGCTGTGGTATGTGTCGCAGACTTTGGTCTATGCCGGCTCAATCTTCGGTGTGGGTATCTACATTCATAGTAAATGGGGAGATGTGAGAAATTACATCGACCGAGTTGTCAACTCCAAGAACGGAAAGGAGGAAGAATGAGAACGATTAAGTATATTGCAGTGCACTGTACAGCGAGTCATCAATCACAGACTATTGAGAGCCTACGACAGGAGTTCCTTCGGAAAGGATGGACTAATCCAGGCTATCACTATGTGGTCAGCCCAGACGGCAAGATTACCCAGCTGCTTGATGAAGACAAGGTGAGCAATGGCGTGAAGGGGTTTAATTCTGTTTCTATCAATGTAGCATATATTGGTGGTATAGACAGAATGGGTAAGCCTGCAGACAACCGCACAGATGCACAGACAGCAAGTCTTCGCACACTGCTTAGTATGTTGCACAAGAAATACCCTGTAGCTGTAATTCAAGGACATCGTGACTTCTCGCCAGACTTGAACCACGATGGCAGAATCACCTCAAACGAGTATATCAAGGCTTGCCCTTGTTTCGATGCAAAGACTGAATACGCAAACATCTAACAACAACAATATGAAAACATTTAAAGCATTATTAGCAGTTATCCTTACTGCCTTCCTTTTCTCTGCATGCTCGCATAAAGTCTATGTGCCTGTAGAGAGCATAAGCACCGACACGTTGCACGTTGTCAGTTACGACACCATAAGAGTTTCAGAACGTCTTGCGCCTGTATCACTGCAGTTGCCAGAGTATCACCAGGAGCGTGCAACGAAAGACTCTGTTTCAGTTTTGCAGAATGCCTTGTATCGCTCAACGGCAAGAATACATAACGGTGTTTTGACGCATATATTAGAAAGTCTTCCAGGTGCGGAGATAAAAGGTCTTACAACGGTGCATGACACAACCCACATAACGATACACAATAAGGATCATAAACAATATAAGGAGAAACCAAAGATAGTTTACAAGGAAAAAGAATTGAGCTGGATTCAAAAGCGAGCAATGGAAACAGGTTTTCTTGCATTCGGTATTCTTATGATGTTAGCTCTTTGTTTCGTAATAAGATGGAAGTTGAAGTGAAAGATGGTCAGACCTTGGCAGACATAGCTATACAGGAGTATGGCTCGCTGGAAGCATTGCCAGCTCTGGCTGCTGCTAACGCTATTGGTATGACTGATACGTTAGAGGCTGGAAGCAGATTGCAACTTCCTGACGTAAGTTACAACCGATTAATACAACAGTATTGCAAGGCTAATGATGTATCTCCAGCAACAGAGAGGGGTATGACAGATGTCAAGTTAAGGGTATTCAGTGGTGAGTTCTCTCCACAGTTCAATTAAAGTAAACAAAATATGGCTCGTAGTATAGCAGAGATAAAACAAACAATGACAAATGCCTTTATGGCAGATGCTACAGTAAGAGAACGATACGGACTATCAGAGAATGACACCTTTGATGATAGTTTCTCTGTGGTTAGTATCGAGAATATCCTGTTTTACATTGTTGCTGCCTGCAGTCACGTACTGGAGGTTATATTCGACCAGTTCAAGGCGGATGTAGACGATAAGATTAGTCGTGCTGTAGTCGCAAGCGTACCTTGGTATTATAAGATTGCAAAAGAGTTCCAGTATGGTGATGCTTTAATCTTTAATGAGGCGACACAGCAATATTCCTATCCAAAGGAAGATGAGAAGAAAAGGCTCGTTAAATATGTAGCAGTACGTGATAGAGGGTCTTCAGTGGAGATACTTGCTTCAGGTGAAACAGGTGGGCAGCCAACTGTTCTTTCAGATGATGTTCTGACAGCGTTCAAACAATATTTGAACCGCGTTAAAATAGCAGGTGTCATTCTTTCGGTTCGTTCTTTACCTGCAGATAGTATCAGTATCACTGCAACGATACGTATCGACCCATTGGTAATTGACAGGACAGGAACAAGAATCGAAGACGGTAGTTTTGTTGTTGAGAATGCAGTAAACGCTTATCTCAGAAATATAATCTATGGTGGCACATTCAATAAGACAAAATTAGTTGATGCTATACAGAATGTGGAAGGTGTGTTGGATGTGGAGCTCCACGCATGTAAGTATAGTACAGATGGAATGACATATAATGATATCAACGGTAATAATTATACCGCTGTTAGCGGAAGTTTTTCCCCTGTTAACTTAAGAAATGCATTAGTCTATGTGGTATAAATTGGATGTTATAAAACTTGGTTTTCAATTGCTACCTCCTATATTGAGAAGTAAGGTGCTTGTAGCACTACTCAAAGCAATGCTGAGAGGAATAAGAGACTTGTATAATCGATTCTATAGTTATCGCACCGATGTCTTGAATCGACTCACCATTACTGCAGGTGTACAATACATAGAAAAGGTTCTGAATGATGCCTTCTTCCTTACAAAACGTCAAATATACATAGTATCTGCAGGGCAGAAAGTTCAGACAGTTTTACATTTCAAGAGTGAAGGTCTTGCTCCTGTCTATGTGAGTGGTAGTTCTCCCTTGTACATCAGAGCCTATGACGATGTACCTAAAGAGGCCTCTTTTATTGTCTATGTGCCGTCTTTTCTATGCACCTCTACATCTGCTGCAGAAGATAAGTATGGCGGACAGCATTTGACAACTATATTAAACCTATTGAATCATTATAAACCTGCGGGACGCTCTTTCCGCATAGAAATATACGAATATGAATAAGATACTCTTTAGCGAGGGCGGACAGCCCCTCTACATCGATGATATCAAGACATTACAGGAGAACCCAGCTAATCAGATGTCTGCACTCCTTCAGGCTCTTGGTGCAAACACCTCTGTCTTTTTACTTGACCGGTTTCAAGGAGAATTAAAGAAGATTGATCAAAGTGCTGCGACGACTACCTTCCAAACTAAGAAAAATTGGTTGGTGCTTGACGGAGTTATCCATGAAATAAAGGAAACAACTCTTGTTGCACACAGTTGGAATGACCCTTTGTATGTAGGTGTTAGAAAATCTAATTCTGATGTACGTACATTTGAGGATGGACAAGAACATGCATGTAGGGAGACAGCAGAGGCTTTTCTGTCATATGAGAAAACAGAAGGAGCCTTTAATGTCTTCGAGTTGAAAACTCTTTTTGACCTTATAGGTCCGAAGATGAAAGTTGAGTCGCAAGAATGGAAAGAAGAGGACGATGCCTTCTCACATCCTGTGAATGGTTATCATGGTACAATTCGAAAAAAAAGAGGACCAGGTTTTTTAATTAAGAAGATTTCGCTTGAAAGTGATAATACAGAATGGACCGATGGACCAGGGGTTGTGTTTAAGTACCCAACAACACGTGTTCCCGTTCCCCCTATATTCTCAGAATCTTTTTTAGTTGGAGTAAAAAACAAAGATGGTCAGCGTCAGATAGTTTGTATCATGCAAGCAGATGGAGAAGGAAAAATTGTAGGCACTCTGGGAGATTCCAGCCTTCCTGCTCCAATGAATTGTACAATTGAAACATATTTCTTCATACCGACATAAAAAATAACTATGGATACAATATATAATCTGCTCAAGCGAGCAAAGGAACTCAAAGAGAAAAGTCAAGTAGACAGCATTACGCCTGAAGAGGTTGGTAAGCTGCACGAGGATACATTAGCATACATAGCTTCATTGGAGCAGTCTGCTGATGGACTTGGTATTAAAAAGGTTTATCAGTCTAAGTCTACTATGGAAGCTGATACAAACCCAGTCGGAACTAACGGCAAGAATCTTCGCTATGGTCAGTTAGTAAGTATTTATGACGATGCACACGCTGATAGTTCTGAGAATGGAAATATTTATGCTTATCAGAAGCCAGGGTGGCTACTGATGGGTAGGGTTAGTGGTGGTAATACTATTCTTCCTATCGTCCAGGAAACAGGTTATCATGAAGATAAAATAATGTCACAAAAATCAATAACAGAAGCGCTTAATGAATTACGTCAAGTAAAAGTGGAAGAGCGTACTTCTGTTAATCCTGCTTCGCTTATTTGGGGCAAGGGAGGTTGGCTAAAATCTAATGGGAATGTATATCTAAGTGAAGACTTCGCGTGTACACAGTTATCTGTTATCGGATATTCGAGAGTAGAGTTTCAGTATCAGGCATATTCTGCTATATTAGCATCTCTGATATGTGATGCAGATGGAGGTATCATTCAAAAATTTGGTGTTGAGAAAAACGGAGCCCTATTAACTTGGAATACTGCTGCGGTTGACTTGCCTGCAAACGCTGCATACATCAAACTGACGGGGTATGCGAGCGTTAAGCCATCTTTGACATTGGTCAAAAAGATGACGGTTAATGAAAAAGCCACTAATCTGGACGACAAGATTTCCGATTTAAAAGAGTCTGTCAAAAATCTGTTTTTACAAGATTATACTAATAACATCAGATACAATACAGGTGGTATCAACGTTTCAGACGGTTCTTTTGCTTCGAATGGATATAATACTTTCGCTGTGTCAGACTTCATCGAGATACCAGAGGGTGCAGTCAAGATTAATCTTGGGTATCAAGGATATAGCGAGCTTTATGGAAGCGTTATTTATAATTCAGATAAGAAGAAGATCGTTGGATATTCTGTTACGGGAAACGCTGCAAAAGCTGGTGATATTTACGAAACTGGATATATTGATATTCCTGAAGGTGCTAAATATGTGCGCATTACATCATATCAATCAGACAAGGAGAAGAAGATTCCTCTTATGTTCTTGATGAGGTCTATTGATGTCGTCAATCACAAGGAATTGAAAGAGCAGTTAGAAAGTGCAGGGGTTGTGTCACCATTAAAGTCAAAGCGACTTGCATTCTGTGGAGACTCTATAACTTATGGGTTAAATCAAGATGGAGGTGCAAGGCTTGATTCTTTTCCTGGTCAAGTTGGAAGATTGCTCGGCTGCCAGACGACAAATTATGGAGTGTCCTCTGCAAGCGTAGGAGGAGACGCTCCACGTGTTTGGTCAAAAGACTATACTGTTGTCTCGACAGAAGAAGACATTATCGGTGTAATGATAGGAATTAACGATTTCTATCGTGAGTATTCTCTTGGGAATAAAGATGGTAGCAGCGGCTTCTACAAGGACCTACATACAATGTGGAAAGGCTTTATAAGCCGCTTCCCTCCATCAGCAGGTAAGCGGTTGTTCTGCATGATATACCCTTACTATGATGTTAAGCCTAATTGGGAGAAATGGACTGCAGCAATGCAAGAGGTTGCAGAATATTACAGCATACCTATACTCGATTTCTCTAAGGAGTTAGGAATTAACCCTCACATGGATATTAATTTCGAGTACTGGAGAGAAGAAGGTGCTCAAACAGGTAACGGACAGGGTAAGCACAATGCTCATCCAACGCAGCTTACACACGATATGATGGCGAAAGTAGTCGCTGCTTATATCAAGTCACATTACGAGGTGTAACATGATATAGTGTATTATCCTCATAATTAAGTCACGTTCTACAATCTTTGTAAGGAGGGCTTAAAAGCCCCCAGCCTGTTAAATACGACGCCAATCATTTTAACAACACACCCATAAGATGCTGACCGGGGGCGAATACCCTCTACCGCACCTTATGGGTTTTATTCTTGTTGTTATAAATGATTGGCGTTGCAAATTTACGAAATTTATTAGATATGAAGATAATTGAGATTGTAAAAATTAACAGGGAACTATTAAGAAACCTCCATATTGCTGGAGTTAGATTGGATGACACAAAATATATAGATTTATATACAGAATATAGACAAATGTTGGAAAATCATGAAAAAGTGTCTTACATAGTGGCAGTACTTGCCGTAAAATACGCTATAAGTGAACGTAAAGTATATAGCCTTGTCAAGCGATTTCAAACTGACTGCAATTTGTTTGCAGTGTAAGCTGTATATACGTTTATGCTTGTGAAAGAAAAACTCACGATCTTTGCATCATTATGAAGAAAATATATTATTCTGCTCCGCTTCCATTCGTTGGACAAAAGCGGATGTTTGCTAAAGAATTTAAGAAGGTGTTAGAACAGTTCCCAAACGGAACAACATTTGTTGATTTATTCGGAGGTAGTGGCTTGTTGTCGCATATTACAAAGTCCGAGAAACCACATTCTAAAGTCGTGTATAATGATTTTGATGGATATAGGCTACGTCTGAAGCACGTGTCACAGACTAATGAATTACTCTCAGAGCTTAGAAAGATAGTTCGTGAGCTGCCTAAGCATAAGCCTATTGTTGGAGAAGCACGCAAACAGATTTTTGAGTGCTTAATTAAACATCAAGATCGTTATGGTTATTTGGACTTCATCACGATATCGTCTTCTCTCTTATTTTCGATGAAGTATTGTCTGAATATTGACGACATGAACAAGGAAACGTTGTATAACAACATTCGCTCTACTGATTATCCGCTTTGTGATGGCTATTTGGATGGTTTAACAATTGTTTCGGCAGACTATAAACAAGTCTTTAATCAGTATAAGGATACTCCAAATGTTGTATTTTTTGTTGACCCTCCTTACCTCAGTACCGAAGTTGGTACTTATAAGATGTATTGGAAGCTTGCTGATTACCTCGATGTACTGTCGGTTCTTGCTGGACATTCATTTGTTTACTTCACAAGCAATAAGTCGTCTATACTTGAACTCTGTGACTGGATAGGTCGAAATAAGTATATCGGCAATCCATTTGAGAAGTGTACTAAGGTAGAATTCAATGCTCGCATGAATTATAACTCAACTTATACAGATATGATGCTGTATAAGAATGCTGGTTAAATACTATTCAAATGCTGATAAAAAGATGAATAAATACTACAAGATTTTAGACAGAATCATTCATACAGGAAAGCAACAGTGTAACAAGAAAGGGGAAATTAGGTATCTGTTGAACGAACAGCTAACACTTACTCCTTCAGACTTACTCGACATCTTAGAAACTCACGGTATAGCACGTAAGAAGCTAAAGGATGAGCTACAACTGTTCATGCAAGGTGAAAGGCAGATTGAGAAATATCGTAAGGCAGGTATTGCTTGGTGGGATTATTGTGGTTCAATTCTTGTCAATAGTTATCCTACCTATCTGAAGAAATTGCCTCCGCTGATAGAGAAGATAAATCGTGAAAAGCGTAGCAGCAAAAATTATGTGTTATTCTTAGGCGAGACTGGTGCAGAAACTAATCAAGCACCCTGTCTTAGCCTTGTACAATTCCAAATAGATGAAGGTGAACTTGTAATGTCAGCCTTTCAGCGAAGTTCTGATGCAAATTTAGGTCTTCCAGCAGACATTTATCATCTTTACTTAATGTCAAGGCAAATAGAACTCCCTTTAAAGTCTATAACGCTCAATCTTGCTAATGTTCACATTTATAAAAATAATATAGAGCGTACAAAAGAACTTCTTAATGGTAATGAAGATATAAAGTTTGAACTCAACGTATAATCTAAAAGGTGGCAAAATCTTGCAGAATTATCCAAGCCTTGCAAGAATTTACCACCTTTTTACTGTTGTGTGCGTGTTGAGAATTGTTACTTTTCGTTTTACATCAAAATATCACTTTTCGTTTTACAACGCACCTACTTTTCGTTTTGCCGGATTAAGACTGATAGAAATATCAGACACTATGCCACCACATTTTCAGGAGTACCTTACAAAGGTGCGTTGCATCAACTTGGAAAAGGCTATGCCTTTCCTCAAATGTATCA